GGAAATATTCTCTGGGAAAATTTTCAAAGACAGTTCCTAGATAATAAGAGACGACCCAAATTCGACGAACAACTTTTCGAAGATAGCATTTTGGAGAATGAAAAAAATAAATTGGGCTTATCTTTAGACAAACTCAAAACCCAAGAGGATCGAACTGACCCTGAATGGGAAGACGACTTACTAAAGTTTTTTTTTTTATAAAATCTCAATGGGTTAAGAAGAAAGAAAAGATCAACACTGAAGCTAAATCCGGACAGGTGCTCGCAGTCTTCAATGCGAAGGTACTACTCACACTCGGCCCATTAGGTAGATATATCACCACTCAGATGAAAAGACTAATGCCCGAGAACGTGATGATATACGCCAGGGAGAACCAACATACTCTCAATAAGTTTATTAAGGAAAAATTTAATTTTAAGAGAGAGAGCTTGGAGAATGATTACACTAAGTTTGATCAATCACAGAAAGCTGAATTTGTACACTTCCAAATTCACCTACTTGAGTACTTAAATATTCCAAAGTATCTGATCAAGATGTTCATTGAGCTTAAACTTGGCTACCATGACGATAAATCAATTATCGACTTCATGATTCTAACAGGAGCATTCTACACCTATATTTTCAACACACTCGATAACATGGCGTTTGCAGCTACCAAATACGCAATACCTATCGAAACACCTCAATGCTACTCGGGTGATGACTCAGTAATTAACGCTCCAGTGCAACCCACAGCCTACTTTAATGAGATTGAGAAGTATTTCCGACTCGTCTCGAAACCTTTATACTCAAAAAGACCCATGTTCTGCGGGTACTACTTTACATCTCACGGTATAATTAAGGATCCAATCCTTGTTTACTTTCGACTTCAATTGGCCACTGAACAGAATAATCTGATCGATACGATAGAGAGCATTTATTTCGATCACCTTTTCGCTTATCTACTCGGTGATACATTGTATGATCACATTGAACTAGAAGAGTTGGAGTATCACCAGGCCAACTGTAGGTTCTTCACCCAGCACAAGAACTTGAACCGTTACTACCACAAGCAGGTAACCCAACTCAACAAAACGCTAAATAATTATATCGAGAAGACTAATGCAATCTGCTCTGTCATCTAAATGAACTATTTCTCCTCCAATATGTACTCAATACCATAGATTGAGTTGTAACCTATTTTTAATGGACGTTTCTACTATTTTATCCTTATTTAATGGAAAATACTAATTTATTATTGGCTTAAGTTTTAACCGAGATCACTGATTATTAATCAGTGACTCTTTG